TTTTCCAGGAGTAGTTGTTTTTCCAGTAATTATTTTTTCAGTAGTTGTTTTTCCAGGAGTAGTTGTTTTTCCAGTAATTATTTTTTCAGTAGTTGTTTTTTCAGTAGTTGTTTTTCCAGGAGTTTTTATGGATGCAGTAAAATCTACTCCTAGTGGCCCTAATATAGTTCCATCTGATCCCAATATACTTCCATCTGATTCTCCTATTGTACTTACATCTGTTCTCAATATACTTCCATCTGTTCTCAATATACTTCCATCTGTTCCTAATATACTTCCATCTGTTCCTAATATACTTCCATCTGTTCCTAATATACTTCCATCTGTTCCTAATATACTTCCATCTGTTCCTAATATACTTCCATCTGATCTCAATATACTTCCATCTGTTCTCAATATACTTCCATCTGATCCTAATATACTTCCATCTGTTCCTTGTGTAGTTTCATCTGAACCTTGTGTAGTTTCATCATTATTAGTACTCGTTGATATATTGAATATTTTATCAAAATTACCTAAACTATTATTCAAATATAAAAGTCCATTTGTCAATTTTTGTAATGTCGATATATTCGGGTTATTGGTTATATTCGGGTTATTGGTTATATTCAGGTTATTGGTTATATTCGGGTTATTGGTTATATTCGAGTTATTTATCATATTCGAGTCATTTATTATATTTGGAGTTATAGTTGGTGTCGTTATCGTATAATAATTATAAGCAATTGCTGTTGCAACTACAGCTACAACTGTTAATGCAAATGTAACTATTGTAGAAAATATTATAGCCATATTACCTATATAATATTTTTATTTTTATTTTTATTTTTATACAAAATAAAAATACCATAAATAAGTAATTTACATAATTGTGAAATTCAATCATATAAAAATATATTTTCAATAATTCTTAAATTTTTATTTTTCAGACATTTCACTATATATTTGCAGTGTTCGTGCACTTGCATCCGTCGCACCCTCTACAAACCTCGGCATCCACATATACGGCACAACACCCCCCAACTCGGGATAATGTCTTTCGAAAATTTGCCGGTAATAATGCTGTTCCGCCGTTTTCGGCGAATTATGAGCGTATCTTATACTCGTATCTACACAAGCCAATTTCTCATTTTCCACATATTCCTGGATTATTTGATACAATGACCTCGAATTCATACTAACACCATCACTGAATGCCTCTTTCGTTCGCCAAAGTATTTCTTCCGGCAAAATCGCGTTTCCGTCCACATTGATATAGTCCGAAAACGCCGATCGCAACAAAAATTTTTCGCATTTTTTCTCATTTGTATGACACCTCACAGACGCGCTAATCGATAAATATGTCTGCACCCACCCCCTATCCAAAAACGGTGTCCTCGGCTCTAGTCCGTGCGTCGAAATGCATTTGTCCGAACGCAGCACATCATACATGTGAATATCGCGCAAAAGTCGCCTGCATTCCAAGTCAAATTCGATTTCATTCGGCGCTTTGTGGAAATATAAATACCCCCCCGTCAGTTCATCCGATCCGTCCCCATTGAAAATCACTTTCGCTTCGCTATGTTCTCTTATGTATTTTCCCAACAGATAATTGCCGATGCTTGCTCTCACCGTCGTCGTATCATACGACTCTATCGCGTAAATCACTTCGGGAATCGCGCTAGTGAAATCTTGTTCTGTTAGTACTATCTCTCTATGTTTCGTTCCAAGATAATCGGCCACGATTCTAGCATAATGCAAATCCACGGATCCTTCTAGTCCGATACTATACGTTTCCAATTGCGGCAATGCGTTTTTCTTGTGGTAATCATTCACCAATGCAGTGACAAGACTACTGTCTAGACCACCTGATAATAAACATGCGATTGGACGTTCTGTGGTTGTACAACGTTTTTCCACTGCATTCATAAACGATTTTTTTACACTATTATACAAAGTAAAAGTACCAACAGATACATTTTGAATTACGGAAGGCATGTGATAACGTTGGTTACGATTCGTCAATTTCCATTGCGAATTGACTAGAAATGGTAATTCAAATGTTGTGTATGTTCCGGGTGTAAAATGCGCGATTTCGGACGATTGATTCACAAGCCGCAAATTTGCGAGACATTTCATCTCACTCGCGAATCCCATTCTCGCATTTTTACAGTCCATCATCGTATAAAGCGGTCTCACGCCAAAAGGGTCTCTCGCAACGTACATTTTAGCACAAGTCTCGTATATATTGTAATCAATGAGAACGAACGTGAAAACGCCGTCCAATAATTGCAATGTTTGTTCTATTCCAAATCGGCGGTACAAATGCAAAATGACTTCGCAATCCGATTGTGTTGTCGGTTCAATTTCGAGAACCTTGTATAATTCTTTGTAATTATATATTTCGCCATTGCAAATAAGTGTCAAATTATCATGTTCAAATGGCTGGTCCGACTGGGAATTGAGGCCATTGATTGCGAGTCGGTGAAACCCAATGACTGCGTTTTTTCCTACCCCCTTCAATGTATGCGATTCGGGACCACGTCCTTCGCCTTTTTCAAATTCTTTTTTTATTTTGTTCATATCATCTGTGCTATTCAATAATGCAAATATTCCGCACATCTATCTACAATAATATACGAAAAATTTTTATATTCTTATTGTATCGTTATTGTATTCTTGTATTCTTATTATATTCAATCGATTCAATATAATACTCTACTATTCGCGCAACTATATTCCATTTTCAGAAACAAATTTCTCGAAATATTGTTTATTGACTGCCGGTTTTTTCTGTTGGTAATTTTTTTCACAATATTTTTCATAACAATCATAAATTGAAAAAAGAGAACCTTCAATAGAACCTTTGACTATAGAACCTTTGATTTCATTCATGAAAGCAATAATATCCTCCGATTTATCCCATAATACACATTTATAATTTTGCACATATTTTTCGTTTTCGATTTCCACTTCCGGCAAAAAATACGAAATCAAATCCGCCACTTGTTTTTCCGTCATCGACGCGTTATTATTCATGTATTTCGAAAATAACATGGCAATTTCGTCCAATTCCAGTTCCATTTCATTAACATCAAATACCATGTTCTCTTTCCAAAAATGCAGGAAATTCTGAATCGCCGGTAAATATTTACTGAACATACCAACAAATTGCTCGTCAGATTCATTATACGACGCAGACTCATTTTCTTGCCATTTCTCAATGAGAACCTGTTTCAAATTTGCTTGAAAAATAATGCCGGGTAATTTCCGCGTATCCAGAAAATGTTTCCACAAATATTGCATCGTTTTCCAAGATATTTCGCCATATGTTATGTTATTACCTACAGGATACATATATTCTGCGATAAACATATCGACAATCGTTTCTTGCGAATGGTTGTGCAAAAACATGACGGCATTTTCCGCCACTTTGTCGTTGTTTTTGTGTTGGATGAATTCATCGGCATTGCCGTATCTCGTCGAATAATGGAAACAGACGCACAAAATGTCGAGAAAATGTGTCATGAAATGCTGCCAAAGTGCCTCGTTTTTCACCAATTCATTGATTTTGATTAGGCGGCAGAATTTGTACTCATGTTCGTGATATTTGTAGCGAAAACTGTTGACTGCATTGCCACCGACGATTAACTGGAAACAATAATTGAGCTCGCTTAAAAATAATTTTGCTTTTGGCATTATGAAATGGACGATTTCGACGTTTTTCTTCAAAAGATTGTCGCCTAGTACAGTGAGGAAATATTTGGCCTCTGTTTTCGTCTTGAAAAGAAGGGGGCAGAATAAATCTAGAACGTGCTGTATTGTTTCTGAATTCGGAATTGTTTTATAGAGAACGTTCTCTTTTATTCTTTTCATAATTGTCACTTTTGTTTTCTGTTTCCATGAAATAAGAGTTTTGTCTTTTGTTATTTCTGTGAGTATGTGATGCAATATATTGTCTTCTGTAGTCAATTGATAATGATTTTCATCGTAGAAAATGAAGCGGTTCGATTGTGAAACATAATAATACTTGTTGGTATTGAGAAATTTATGAATGAACTTTTCTTGTTCTTCCGTCATTTCTTGATTATGTGTTTGCCTGGATGTATGGTTTTTTTGCGCGTTCTCCAACATTGGTTTGAATTGTGTAGTAAAAAAATTGTGCATATATTTTTGCATGTATTCGTCGTCTTTGTATAGTTCGAATGATTTTTCAATAATTTCGAGGGAAGTACTTACAGAATCCATTTTGTTTTATTGTTTTTGTTGTAGGCATTCATTTATATGGGTTCTCTGGATATAAAGATACAATTTGATATATATGAATATGAATATTTTGCGCATTTTTTCGTTTTTATTTTACTTGAATTTATGTGATTCTTCTTTAAAAATTTGTTCTCGTGTTCGACAAAATAACCGAATGACGATGGGATGCGATTATTATATTGAACAAAACTTGTGGATAAATTATAATGATGAAAGTAGGAGTTATATAAATTTGCATAGAGAACGTGGATATTATTATGATATTCATGATGAAGATTTTGATAATGGTTTATTGTCAAATTATGAAGATACTTCGGATTCTCTCCGTGAAAAGTTGAAAACATATCATTTGAAACCGAGAACGGAGCCTTTTACAATATATGCAAATCATACATTCACAAATGTTGAATATTCGCACAAATACGGAGAAATGTTGGAATTTGAAATGATAAATCATGATTATAAAACATGGCACGATATCAATGAAATTGTGGTTGTTGAAGAGAGATTTCAACGTGATTGATTATGTTGGTATGTTGGTACTAAATATCGCAATTTGTTGGAACACGTTCATTTGAAAAATCCACTGCATATTCCGATGCGGCATCCACTGTCGCTTTTTTCAAAATTTTGGCCAAACACATACTCGACTTCAATATTTCTTCCGTAGTCATTACCGCAAACCACTGATACTTGGTTCTCTTTAAAATCTCTTCTTGGTCAATAAAAACACCGTAACAATCCGTCGATAAATCGATGGGTCTCTCTTCAATCAAATCCTCAATCAAAATCCGCTGTCTCTTTTTCACCGTTTTGATTCCAATCAAATCGCCGTCTATCAAACTGAAATATCCTTTTTCATGAAATATGGAAAGCCATTTTTGAATGTCTCCTGTAAATTGTATTTCGTCAGAGTGATGTCCGTTTTTCATCAAAAAAGTCAAATATTCAATCAATTCGTAAGTCGAATCATTTTTTCTTTCAGCGCCGAAAAAATACAAATCAGGTACAAATGCACTCTTTTCATTGAACGTCGTTCTGTTAACGGATTCTGCGACAAATGCGCGGTTATCTTGAATTCCGGCTTCATAAAGCGATTTCAAACTGCGAATACAAACAAAAGAATTCGGAATCACCATACCACCATATTTGTGTACCAACATGGCTAAACCGAGTTGTCTCAACTGTGTTTTATGTGGTTCTGATACATGATTAAGAGAACCATGTTCCCAATCAGGCAATAGTTTTGTGAAACTCTCGTCATCAATAAGCATAATATGGAAATCATTTGAACAATGATGAAGTACGGATTTTACGGTGACATGCAAATAAGGCTGGTTCAAGTCTGTGGTATTACGCGAACCGAAACTTTGCCACTTGCGTGCATTGACCTCGTATTTGCTGTGAATCCACATCTTGGGTTTGTTATTTCCATACAAAGGCGTCTCATTCAGCAAATATTGTTGTACCAGTATGTAATCTTTTTCGGGATCATTACTGGCATATTTTTGCTTCAGTTTATTACCTACATATGCAGAAACGGCTAAAATTGTGAGAACTACTGCATAACGTAATATATTTTTCGAATCTAACAGAGACATCTTAATATAAAGAATATATATTTTTTATATTATTCATGTTGAAATGAAAAATTGAGTATTCAATCATAGACAAAATTATTGTCGAAGCATTGCTTGATCTTTTTCCATGCCTCGATTTGTTTCATTGCTTCATTGTGCAATTCCTCGCTTTTTTGTTTGGAATAGTCTGTATAAAATAAATTGTCTGAACGATATTTCAAAACCCGGTTCTCAAATAAATTATACGAATCTTGAATTGACGCTTCTACTGTAAGACCCGTATACATTTCGTATATAATTGCGCGATTTATATCATATGCAGAGAGCAAATCTGCTTCTCTTGTCACATGATACGCGATTTGATATTTGCCTAATTCTGGAAATCCATTTGCTTTCACACGAGAATACGACATTGACGTAATTATTTTTTCCACAGTGTCTATTTCTATAGGTGTCATTCTATATTGCAAAAATTCGTTAATACTCTTGACTCCATCTGCTACATTAATGTATTTCTTGTCGCACATATCGTGCAAAATACACGAAGTATAAATGATGGGTTCAGTACCTTTCAAAAGCGGATATTTATTTATACTGTTTGTATAAATATCATGGGCGTAATGCAATACGTTTAAACTATGTCCTAATGCATGGGATTCATCGATTTTCAATTTGGTCGATGTGAATTTGACGTATTGAAGAAGTGCCGGTAAAAGTCTCATTTAATTATTCATGATATTATTTTTATATTTGTTTTTCACAAGTTTTTCCACAAGTTTTTCACAAGTTTTCATCACAAATATGCATCGGGTTCTCTATTATCTCATCATCATTATCTTGCAAAACACTTACATTACGATTCCTGTTTTTGTATGCGTAATAAGCGCGAATTAAAAGCGCAATCGAGTCAAGTGCAAACAGTGGCGCATAATTTATTAAAAGCGCATTATTTGAACTTTGTGTTGCATAACCGAGAGCGAATCCACTACCACCTAACATTACTATTTTTTCAAATACATTATATATGTTGGCATTTTTGTTTTTATAGTTTGCGTAAAATTCTGGAATATAACAAATGAAAAAAAGAGAACTTGCAATATTCATTAAATATTCATTCTTATTATTATCATTATTCATTGTATTATTTCCATGAAATATTTTTATATTGATAATAGATTTGTTATTTGTTATTTGATAAAATTAAAATATTTTATATTTAGTAATATATATAGAATGTCTGTTTTGTATTTCATACTAACTGTTGTTCTTTTCGTTCTCTTGACACCCGGAATTTTACTTTCTTTACCTCCCAAAGGTTCCAAATTGACCGTCGCGGTTGTTCACGGTATTGTCTTTACTGTTGCAATATATGTAATTCATTTGTATGTTTTACCTAATATTTCTTTAGATGGATTTCAGGAAGGAGGAAGAGGAAGAAAAAAAGGAAAAAGTCCTATTTCGAGTAGCGGTGGTTGTAGTATAGTAAATCCAGGGGCATGTAATTAATGGTCTATGTAAACAAGGTTTCTTTCAAGATAAAAATTATTCTCAACTGTGTACGAGTGGAACTACGGCTCAAAAAAGATTTGCTTCATGTATATAATAAATTTATCAAAAATATCTGAACAATTGATGAAAAAACCATAAATAAATTTTTATTTTCACCAATCACAAAAAATACTTAAAACTCAACTTCCAAAATTCCTATTTATGAATGTAAAAAAGTGAAATTATGTCAAAGTATATTTTATTTTATAAATATGTTATTATAAACATTTTCAAAAAAGTTTTTATTTTTTTACTATTGTTTTTATTCTATTCTACCATATGAATTTTATCATGACATTTAGAACAAACACTACTCAAATTCGCAGGATGGTTCTTGTGAAACGTCCCTATAAATCCCTCTGAATTCGCCGCCTTTTGCGGCGCCAAATGATGCGTCTCTTCCCCCATGACCTCATTGCATACTTCGCACATTCCGCGCACCTTCTTCGAATTATATGCCGACGTTTTCGCTATAGCCAGTTCACTCTGCCCGTCAAAATACCGGTTTCTGAACCCATACGCCATCTCCAAAAAAGCAGTATCCAAATAAAGCGATTTGCATACTTCCAGCCCATACATCCTATTCCCCGCCCCATCTTTCAATTTCCGGTCATACACCAGACAATCCCGCGCCCTGTCATAATGCACAGACATATGTTTCATCTGTAGGCAATCTAACGCACGAATTTCATCCCATTTCGCGATTTCATGGAAATGCGTGGCAAATAAAAACGTCGATTTACGCGCATGCAATGTGACGAGTCCCGCCGAAAAAATACTCAAAGCCGATTCCGTCTCTGTTCCAGAACACAATTCATCGCCTAATATAAGACTATTTTCATCCGCCATGTTCAAAATCACACGCAATTCGCTCATTTCCACTGCAAATGTCGACAAATTCTTGAACAAATTGTCATTCCCCAATATACGTGTATAAATCGCAGTATAAGGTTTGTATCTGAATCGACTACATGGCACATAAAATCCGGCTTGTGCCATGATGATTGCTATACCAATCGCGCGAATGAAACTTGTTTTGCCAACAGCATTCGTTCCATACAACAAAATACCAGTAGGTACTTGCGTTATACCTGTAGGTACTTGCGTTATACCTGTAGGTACTTGCGTTATACCTGTAGGTACTTGCGTTATACCTGTAGGTACTTGCGTTGGTGCTCCTCCATCCATCACAACATTCGACATCGCCAAATCATTCGTAACATATATTTCATTCGTCTGAATATGTTCAATGAGAACGTGACGCAATCCTACAAAATCAAAGAAAGACTGCGAAGCAGAATCATCAATGACCGGCCTACAGTAATTGTATTTCTTGGCAACGTAAGCTTTGCATTGCAATAAATCCAATTTTGCAACAAATTTGACAAATGACTCACAACATGTATACCAATCTCGTTCGAATGTCCCCAAGAAATCCAAATAGGCCGCCCCAATTTCTTCGCTCATTCTTTCTTTGCATTTTTGAATGCTATCTACCAACCGTTTCAGTTGCGGAAAATCAAGTTCTTCGTTAGACGCGGTCGATTTACACAATCGCACGTCTTTCACCGGAATAATAAACCTGTCGGCAATAATATCCAAAGTTTTCGTTTTCGTTTTTTCCAAAACAGCCAATAATTGTTGCCCGCGTTTTTTCGTTATAATAAGAGAGAACCCCATTTTCTCCGTCTCGTGAATTTTTACGAAATCGGTTTCTCCCAACAATTCATTGAAGTATCGATGAATTCGATGAAATGTCGCCAACGATTCGCCATATTCAGCGAAAATCGCGTCCAATTTAGGGGAAATACCAACAGATATAATATTGTGTTCGAATGACGTCATCGACCCAATTTGCGCGCATTTCTCGATATTCAGCGTGGCCTCAATGAAATGGCGGCATTTATTGAGTCGGTCTTTTATCGATTCTGTCGATTCATCGTCAAACAAATATTCGCCGGTTTTTGCATTGATAAAAGGATGGCGCAAAAGCTCGTCAACCTCGCACAATGTTTTGTAAAATGAGAAAAATGTCTGGGGATACACTTTCCGCAAAATGAGTTGCCGCATGATTTTCTCCATATCGCAGATTTTCCGCAAACTCTGGCGCAAATGGTCGAATGATTCTGTTGGTACTTTGTCCAAAAAATGGGCGGTCATTTCGTATTCTTGGTTGAGCCACACTTGGTCAAATGTCGGCGATGTTATTTGCGCATGATATGCGCGTTTTCCCATCGGACTGCAGCAACGGTTGAGCCAAGTATATATTGACGACAAGCGGCCCATTTTCTGCCCGTCATCCGACAAATCTTCAAGGACATTGAGTTGTTTCAATGTATGGTTTGCGAGAACCATGCGCGTTGACGTATTTTTGAACACGGGAATAGCGAGTCTTTTCGCCATATCTGGCGAATGTTCCTGCAGGAAATGGACGAGATATACAAATGCTTGTGTTGCAATAGTGTAAGTAGAGAACTCTTGACATAATTTGAAAGATTCTGTGCCGAAAAGTGCCGACAGAATATGTTGAATATATACTTGATTCTGGCAATTGTCTAGTACTTGTTTTTGACATTGGTTCTCTTTATTAGAAGTTTTTTCGTTATTATTTTTTTCATTAGAAATATCGAGATGATTCGAATAAATAATATGGAGAACCTGGGGCTTAATACCTACAAGTTCATTCACTATTTTTTGCGTAACGGTTTCATTGAACGCCGAAATCAATATGATTTCGCTGGGATTGTACACTGATATATAACGTTCTAGTTCGTCAAATGTCGTGGTATTGAGGAGGAATGGCGTTTCATATTCGAATATGGATGTTTGTCCAGTGAATATATGTGCATTAGCCATTCCACATATCATGTGTTTTGTGTCACTTCGTTTAGTATTACGAATCGTCGCGGTTTCTAGCCAAATACACATCAAATTATTCGATAATGCAGTGGTTGTTTGCTCCGATTCATAGGGCAAATATGTGCCTGGCGAATAAACACCGGCGAATTCGCGGACAATCTTGCCGCCATTTGCGGGGTCTTTTTTCTGGACGAAAACGACTGCGGTTATACCGTTCGCAGTCATTTTTTCCAGGTATTTGTCCAAGACGTAGTCGCGAAACCCGGCCATGACAAGAACGCCTGTTGGCGTTTGGCAGGATTTTTCGGCAATCATCAGGTTGCACGTGCTTTTGAATAATTCAATACGGCTTTTGGTAATTTGGCCGGTTTTTGCGTGTTTATCGCCGTATACTTCGAAAAACGAACCGACTTGCATAAGTACGATTGTGTTTTGGCCGTATGTTTTCTGATATTTTTCGGTATAATCAAAATATTGATTGTAAATAAGGTCTTCTTTTTGAGGTGGCATATTATTGATGAAGGTTCTCTATAAATATAAACGAATATGTTTATATTTATTTTTATCATTTGTTGTTATAATATCTATCCCACCATTCTTCTTTATTTCTGGATTTATTTTTTTCATATTTTCTTACATGCATTTTTCCTTCCTTGTCACACATATCAGTAAATTCTCTCGCAGTAGAACAATAATGATATTCAATTGGTTTTTGTATTCTAATACCATTCACTAGAAATTCAAAGTCTTCCTTTATAATTGGAAAATAAGAACATTTACCATACTTCTTTCAAAGAAAAAACGGATGATATAAGTGAAAAAATGATTGCGAAAATATATTTCATTCTTTTATTATTCTATTCATACAAATATATTTATATTGTTAGCATTTGGTATATATTCATTTTGTAGTAAAATTGATTGCAAATACAAATACAAAAATTTTATCATCACTTTGGAAATATAGATCAATAAATCAATAAATCAATAAATCAATAAATCAATAAATCAATAAATCAATAAATCAATAAAAGAGAACCCAATATTTCACATATATTATTTCAATAGAACAATATGTTTATCATTTTTATGAAATATTTCACTATCATTATAGAAATATGTCTTGGCATTTTTCTCAAAACTTATATTTTTTCTCAAATATGATTTTTCGGGATTTTGGAAAAACCAAAAAAAACAAAAATCACATCTTTCATCATCAAGTGTATAATTTTCATATTTTCGGCTATTTTTCAATATAGATTTTTGTTCTAGTACCAACATATATAATATATCTATATAATACTGTTTATTTATACCAAGTATTTATGTACACTTCTCAATAATTCCAATGGCAAATTCCGTTTATCAAACAAATTTTTCAGCGCGAATTTATACATGATTTTTCTCTTCAATAAATTATGGTCCTCGATTTCTTTCAAAATATTGTGAAGCATAATCGCAGGGGACCAATTATCTCCGCATAAAAGACTCTGACAACACAAACAATGCCAATTCGAACAAATAGCCATGTTTTTCATTTTCACCGATTCTTCATAATACATATCATCCGGGCGATTATATAAATATTGTACACGTGTTGGCATTCGTTTCAAATCATATCTGTAATCACGGCCGTTTATTTTGAAAAACCGCGGTGGTTTAAAAGGATAATCCTGCGACAATGTCATTTTCAAACAATTACAGTTCGGAGTCACTATTTGAATATGTATATTTTTATCTTTTTCATTACAATGACAATCCTTGTCTTCACAATCATCCAAAATGAATAATTCATATGTTGGCATTTTTTCTTTGAGAACATCCATTTCTCTTGCAAGACGTCTTTCAACAATTGATTTTGATTTTGACATTTTATTTGTTGATTTGTTGATGTTGTTCTTTATATTGTTAATTTTTTATATTTTTGAATTGTCAATTTTGTATTCATATTTTGAAAACATGTAATATAATAAAAAATAAAAAATTGACATACTTTTTTTGACTACAATAAAAAGTACATACACAACAACAACAACAACAAAGCAAAATCAACAATGACACAGGCACAGACTCAACGTTTTCCTCAATTCAATCCCGAACTTCTTCTCGAAGAAGATTATTCCCAGCTTCAAAACTGGGAACACAGTAAAGGTAGTAGTATATACGTTTCATGGGTTCCTGATGAAATGGATGATTATGTTGCAAAGGATTTCTTTAATTATTTAGGTGAAATTGACCGTGTGGAATTCGCTCCGCTCAAGACTGGCAAGGGCCGAATGATGTTCGTTCATTACAAAGAGTGGTATCTTTCAGGAACCGAGCCAATTCGCGCGATAGCGATGGCTTATCCAGCAGCGCATCATATTCCGATCAACTTCCGCGACAACTACGGTAATGTCAAGACATACGACCTCAAATGCGCAGTGAATACTCGTCCGATCAAGAAAGTCGAATACAACATTCATCAGCTGGCGGACATGTTTCAATTGTTGAAGGAGCAATGCGAACATCACATGCGTATTTCGGAGGAGCGAATGAATATGATGGACCGACTTTACAAAGAAATCGATGTTCTCAAGGAAGATGTTGAGAGATTGAATTCGATAGTTGAATCGAGTCAATATGAGCGACGCGAGGACAGAGAAGCGCAGATTTACCCGGAATACCAAAGACCAGACCAGAGACACCCTTGGCAGATGAGACATTAAGGTAAGTATAGATAGTCATTCATTCAAGTATATATATCTCATGCATCATATTATGTTTGTTATGAATCAATATTATAGTTAGTTAGGTTAGTTAGGTAAAAAAAATACAAAAAAATGCAAAAAAATGAAATACAAAAAAAATATGTTTGTGTTATTGTATCTTGGAAATATTATATAAAATATACTGTATTCGAGACGAAAGCTCTGCAGTAGGGGGTTTCATAAACCCCTTTTTTTTACTTTTTTGTACTTTTATTTTGTATTTTTTGTGTATCACACATTTTCATAATGACATACATTAGGTTTTTTTATATGATACCAATCCCAATAATTGTAATTCAGATTATTTTTCTTACATTGATTCGATAATTCTAATGGTTGAAATTCCAATATATCCAAAATATCATATTCTTCATTCCAAGTATTGTTGCTACTACTTGTGCGAATATTTGTAAAAGTATTACAAATATTTACCAGAAATTCTCGAATATTTTCCATTTTATTGTATGTACTTCAATAAAAAATGAAAAATATCCAATTCAATTTTTCACTAATTTCGTCAAAATATCCAAATAAATAATATCATCCAATGAAAATCCAAGTAATGAAAAACTTGTCAATATGAGCCCTCGCCTTTTCCATATTTTTATTGTAGGCATTGTAAATATCTTTCACTTGATAGTGTCTCCCAACATATCCAAATATCATGATAACGAGGAAACTTGATATCAAACGCACATTTATTTTTTGAGACAAAAATTTACCGAAAAAAATAAAACTCGCTAAATTAAAAGTCACCGTATAGATAATTGTGTGATACAGTATTGAAACTATCATCATACCGATATTTTCTCTCAATAATTGAGTCAATGTTATATTTGGATCTGTCGTATTCAAATATAATTCTGTTAGCATTTATATTATAAGGTTATTTTATAATTCTGTTGTAATGTTCTCTTATAATTTATACAAATTACTGCAAATAATGTAAAATAAAAATGTACCTGAAATTTCAATTAAAATATGGTAAGGAAATGGAAAAAAACCCAGCATTTTTTTGCAATTTATTTTTTCATTCAAAATCAAACATAAAATGAAAAATGTAACAAATAATATTATGTTGGTACTTTTCTGAACATTTTTTGGAAATAATTTATAATAATAAAAAAACAAAGAAATAAATATTGCCGTTTGAGTAAAAATATAATAAAATACCGATAAATTCATAAATGCATAAATATCAAAACATATTAGTAATAATAAATAAATAACGAATAGAGAACTAGGAAATTTTTTTGTATAAGAATAAAAAACTAAAAAAATTGCTAATTCAATAAAATATACAATAGTATGTATTATTTTCAATTGAATAGTTCCTTCAATATGTACAAAATGCGAAAATGAATGAACTAATTGAAAACATAAAATAACAAAAATCAAGAAAAAATTATAAATTTTTTTGGTTTTCAATAAAAAATACAATATAATGAGACAACTTACAAAAGTCACAATCATTGAATATGGTTGAGCTATTCCATTTTCATCCGGTACTTCACATGTATCAAAAGGGAATGTATATTCTTTTTCATGAATCATTGATTGTATATTATATTTACATAATGAGAGAAATAATTCATTCCGTAATAATTCTAGGAACAATATTAATAGTCTGCAATTCTTGTGCCATGAGTTTGTAAGCATATGGCACATCCACTTTTGCAAAATCCGTCTGATTCCCGCACGTATTACACAAATGTATAGTGAAATTCGACATTTCGTCTTTGTAATACATATTCGGCCTGTCATTGTTATTGTACGACGCAATCATTCCGCATTTCTTGCAAACATGCACACTATACTTATCCGACACGTCATACAACCGCTCTTTGCAGAACCGCGACATTCCGTGCGCAATCAACACATCGCGCTCCATTTCCCCCACACGGAAACCGCCATCGCGCGACCTTCCTTCTGCCGGTTGCCGCGTCAAATTCACCATCGGACCAATTGACCTGCTATGCTGCTTATCATTGACCATGTGCTTCAAACGCTGATAAAACACCGGTCCAAAGAATATATTGGTATCCAATTGTTCGCCTGTAAGCCCGTTGTACATGACTTCATTTCCATAACTCTCATATCCCACATTCTGCAATTTTTCGGAAATCGTCTTGACATCCAATGTTCCGAAACTTGTTCCGTCACCAAATAGCCCGAGTACCAACAGAACTTTACCCAATAATGTCTCTTTCAATTGCGCAATCGTCATTCGCGACGGAATAGCATGTGGATTAATGATTATGTCCGGTCTTAATCCGTCCTTTGTAAATGGCATGTCGCATTCCGGCAATACATTGCCCATAGTGCCTTTCTGTCCATGACGCGAACTGAACTTGTCGCCCAACACTGGTTTACGTAATGTGCGGGTCCTTACTTTGGCGCAATTGTATCCGTCACCATTACGGAATGTGCGATTCATGTCGATATACGTTTCTTCCGTTGTGCGGAATATCTTGCTCTGGTCCTCATATTTAATCGTTTTCGTCGGATCATTGCGATTCTCCTTAATAGGAATGATTTTTCCGATAATAATATCGCGATTTTCCACAAGCGAATTCTCGGCAATGAATCCTTGTGCATTCAATTTATCGTAATTACCGAATTTGATGCCTTTCGTCTTTGTCTTATCCGGCTTGCAGCGGATAATTTCATCGCGAATAATGTTCTTGTCCTCGTCCTTCTCTGTATGATAAATCGTGGCCATGAAAAGGCCGCGGTCAATCGACCCCTTATTTACCAACACACTGTCTTCCTGATTATAACCAGTGTGCGTCATAATGGCCACATGTATTTGGCAGCCCGACGGAATATTGTTCAAATGAATGAAATTCATGAGCCGGGTTTCCACTAACGGGCGTGTAGGATAATTCAGTACATACGCGGTCTTGTCCATCCGTTTGTCGTAATTCGTGGCATACACACCCATTGCCTGTTTGCCCATAGCCGTTTGATACGTGTTTCTCGGTGCCTGATTATGTTCCGGGAACGGAATACAAGATGCCAACACGCCGAATATTGTGCTCGGATGAATCTCGCAATGCGTGTAGGTATATACCGTTGCAGGGTCTTTCAAATACGTGTCTTTAGTACGCATAGCAATCATTGAATAATTCTGTTCTTCCGGGTCAATATATTCAATTACTGATTCATCAAGCACGCAATTTGTGAGCAAATCGTTCCAAGACAATTCTTTGTTCTCTATCTTGTCGATAATTTCTTTTGTGATGAGCGCGCGATTATTGCGCACTTTGAGGACAGGTCGTGTCAATCTGCCACCGTCATTGCAAATGCGGATTTCCATCATCTTGAAATCAAAGACAACGCCCGTGTACAAATTGATAATACCACGGTATTTCTTGTCTTTCATATCCTTGTATAATTCCATTGGCCGGTCAGTTACACCTAACCAAACTCCATTGACAAATACTTTGACTTTGTTGGCAAGTTTCGCAAATTCTGTGGTTTCGACACTCTGCAAGTAAGGGTCGACATATTCATAGAGTGACGAACTATTTGTAGGAATCGTAATATGCGTGAGATAACTCATGTTTTTCACTACACCAATCGACTGGCCCTCTGGAGTTTCCGCAGGACAATTATGTGTTACGAATGATGATGCTACGAATGAATGATTATCACTTCTAGTTGTAAAATCATATACTAATTCAGGTTCAATTTCTATAATTGATAATATTTCATCACATACATATCTATCATTTATTCTTTCATTATTATTTTCGTCAAATCGAGAATTCAAATTTACAACATTACGAATAATCAATTTATCTAATGGTAATAAATGTTCCAAATTCTTCCACTCATTAATACTAGTAGCACCAACATGAAACTCCTTGTTTACAAGAAATGGATGATTAGCTGTCGCTTTTATTTTTCTTCCACTAACAGTTGTAATTTCAAATAACTTATCTGGCATTTTGGAAAAGAAGGAATGAATATCAGATGGTTCATCCATAAGCGTATCCGGATTTACAGTAGTGACTCTATCTCCGTCCTTCATATCTTTTATTTTTTTTGTAGTCATACGGTCGGACATCAAGACTTCAGTATCACCAGTCAAACATAAGAACCCAAAAGTCGTATTATGCAATTTGCGTGGAGCAATCAATTCACCGCTCTTTTCCAAAGGCGTATTAATACGTCTCAAATGACTGATCGACGCAGGATATGTCAACCTGTTCAACACTTGTGCAACACCTACTTTGCTAGAATTCGACTGTTTAATACTGAAATCGCCAGTTGCCAGTGCACGATTGATTCCATTTTCAATCGTCGTCGATTTCATTATTTTATATATGTTGGTCATATTCACAATATTCTCGTAATCTTCCGTCGAACGCCATGACCCCGTCTTTATTTCACGCACAATCTGCTTTTGCATTTCCTTCACCAATTTATTGAAATAATTACGAAACAGATTATTAAGCAATGTCCCCGTCAATTCAATCCGTTTATTTAAATAAGAATCGCGGTCATCTACAGGCAACCATCCTAGCGCCGTCTGAATCAACTTGTTTGCCATATATCCGAGCAAACACAATTTCTGTTTCAGTGTATGACAATGAGGAAACAAATCACTGTTTATGACATCCACTGCGAATTCACGTTTCTTCTTTGCGCCTTGTTCCTTGTCCATGTTCATCGGCATGTATGTCACCATAGACGTGACGTGTCTCAATGCATCTTCCTGTGTCATATATTTATTCGCATCAATGATTGACGCCTGCAAGAATTTCAAAATATCGGCATATTTATCATCTGCCAAATCAAGCACAATATAGGAACAAATCTCCTTTTCAGACAAGACGCCCAATGCGCGGAATAATACAAACAGTTCAATTGGTTGTTTGATGCGCGGAATATTGATGTACATTCCGTTTCCGAAACCGTTGTTTTTCGATGCAATCATCATCTCTGTTTGTTTCGGCGAAATGCATTTGTAATCAGGTACCGACTTGATTTCCGAAAAATAGCTCCATTTCGTTGTCGCATTTCCCTTGAAATTATAACAACAATTCGGTTTCGCATGTTCTTGACCCAGAACTGTTTTTTCGGATCCCTTGATTATGAAATAACCGCCACAATCCATCGAACATTCGCCAGTATATCCATGATGAATATGATTGTTTTGTGTTAGTACACAAATGGAAGATTTCAACATGATTGGCATTTTTCCGATTGTTATTTTAGGAAGAAATGTCTCGACAACTCGCGGTGTATCCATAGACTCTGTATTGCGAATGACATATTTGATTCGCAAATCGAGCGCCATGGATGCAGCATATGTGAAATTGCGCAATTTTGCTTCTTGTGGCAACATCAATTTGGTCGCGCCGTTATTTTCATGGATTTGCGGAGGATACATTTTGAAATTCTCAAATGTAATGAAAACTTCCAACATGTATTTGTCATGTTCGACAACATAGTCTGTATCTGCTCGAATTTCAACAGGATTGAACATTTGAATCGTTCTCTGTATTTGCAAATTCACGAAATGATTGTATGATTCCAATTGGTGCCTAACAAGACGATCCAAATGTTTGCCTTCAAAATAGGATTCTATCAATTTGAATGGGTCTTCAGCATTGTCTTCGAGATGTTGCAAAACGCCTTTTCCTTCTATTTTATTTTCCGTTTCTGTAAATTTCATTGCTTTCAATTTATTCATAATTTCATCTATATTTTCTCCTCCGCATTCTGCTTCGCTCATTACTACTTCGCATTCCGCTTTGCTTACGATTACTGCTTCGCTCATTACTGCTCCGCATTCCGCTTCGCTTATAGTCGCTTCGCATTCCGCTTCGCTTACGATAGTCGCTCCGCATTCCGTTTCGCTTGCGATAGTCGCTCCACATTCCGCTTCGCTTATAGTCGCTTCGCTTGAAACCGCCTTTTTCGCAATTTTCTTTCCATTGCCGTTTTTATTAATTTTGATAGTAACAGTTGGTTTCATTGTATTTTTCATTGGAGTATATAGATGAATACTAATCATTCTTTGTCGTCAATTTTTTATATTCTTTTGAATAAGTTGTTTCATCATCGTTTCGTTTCGCGGATATGTTGTTATATTTTTTTTCATATAACAATATATGTCTTCTGAAAAAAAAACAATTACAATAAATCCGGATCTTTTTCAATTAAGTGGTTCAAAAACAAAAAAATCGAAACCTTCAAAAGAAAAACTCAAAATGCGACCCAATCAGTTATCAGAGGCCAAAAACAATACATTGAAACGTAAAATTTTAAAAGTTATTCGTGCAAAACAACAAGACGAATATAAACGCTTATTTTCAAAACCGAAAGAGAAAAATGAACCGAAACATACAATTGAAGTACCAACAGTTGAAAATGAATTCAATAAAGATTTCGATAAATCTCTCAAATATTTGACAGATTTAGAAAAAAAAGTGGAACATGAGAACGTCGTCGTCCATAATCATACTTTTCGAAACTATGACAACATTGGGAAAATAAATGATCCCGTAGTTTTCAATCAATTACCAACAGAATTCAATTTGCAACTAACGCCGCCAGTTTCGCCGGTACAAAAATATAATATTCCACAACATCCTGGATATGGTTGTTTGAAAGGCGGCAAAATACCTACATATAGAACTATCAAAAATAGACAAGGAATCATTCAACATATACCCGTATATTCCGAACCAACTCCGACGAAAGAAATAATTGTGCAAAGCCAAAGTCAAGGTCAAAGCCAAGGCGTCCAAAGTCATCAAAGCCAAGGCCAAAGTCAAAGCCAAAGTCAAAGCCAAAGCCAAAGCCAAAGCCCAGATAAATATTCCAGTAAAGTACCAACAGCAGATATTACTCCTATTGAGTTCAATCACACGTCTGAACTTGTAAAGACGCAACTGCATACTCACGCGAAAAAATCAAACTACGCCCGAATGAAAAATATGAAGCGCCGGAAAATTTATAAGCGAACATATCGTGTAGGCAAATCCAAAACAAAAATTGGCTGTCTCATTTCCAATAAAACCATTCGCCAAAAAATACAGCAATCTGCATACGAATTAAAACATACGAATATAAAAGATGTTCGTAAATTTCTATTGAAACGCGGATTCATAAAAGTGGGAACTGTAGCCCCGAACGATGTATTGCGCAAAATGTATGAAAGCGTGGCAATGGTTTGCGGCGAAGTGCAAAATCACAATCCCGATAATTTGCTCCACAATTTCATCAATGACGAATAATTATTATGTTGGTACTTTTTACGAAATGTTTGTTCATGTTCGCAACTCTTTCGGCGGCTGTTTGCGAAATTCCATCATAATGGATTCATGTGTGGAAAGGGGTGTATATATTAAATCGCCCATATATGGTTCAGAAGCCGGATATTCGTCCGGCCGCATTTGATGGTATTGTTGCAATGGTTGCGCAACATATGTCGCAAAATCGCCGTAATCCGGGTTTTTCGCGCCACCCTTCACATCAAATGGCGCCGATTTCTCGTCATAAATAGTCGGTTCAAACACCATTTTACTGTAACTGCCCAACATGGAAATCATGGATTCAGTGGATTTTCCCTTGCCAATCGTATATTCTTCGTAATAATAAATTGCAGCTAAAGAAACAATAATCAATGTAATGATCGACGTATTTATTTTGAATTTGAAAAGTGCCGATAAAATCGTCAATATGATTGGCAAACTCAAATACAATACATGTAGGTATATTATGTCATTTTGCCACTGATTTGCACATGCACATTTCGGGTCCAATTTCGATTTGAATTCAATGACTGTATAAACATAATATAAGAAAAAACCGAATACAGAGAGAATATAAATAACAATCAATCCGACTAAATAATTATATTTAGTAAATAAATTAGTATAATCGATATTGAAAATCAAATAAATGACGTTGAATAAAATGCCGCCTAAAATCATTACCAAATAATACAATTCAATCATTTTCAAATTATGCACTATTTTTGTAGGTGCACATTGACAATTGTCTAAATTTCCGAGATATGAATATGCTCTGTAAATAAAATATGCGACAATTAATGCTATAAACATAAGACTAATTTCATGTAAAATATTTACTTGTGTCATTTATAATATTCATTTATATTTTATACAACTATCGCACATCTTGGTTCGAATATATGTTTGGTTCGAATATATAAATTAAATTCTTTGAAACTTGTAGATGAGTGTTTCTCCAACAAGTGAAATTAACGATACGAGAACCTGCACACAATTCAAGACTTTTTCGTTTTCAAGGTTCAAAAAAACGCTCGTATGTGATAAAATCATTGAAAATATGCAGAAGAAAAAGATTGAACCCGCTTGTTATTGGGCAGCCGAGTTGATTTGCGCTGGACATTATGCCGATTTATGGCAAATTATTTTAGAATATGTTGGAAAGCATATTCATTTAGGTAATCCCAAGATTGTCAAATACATTGAAATGCGATACATCGCTTTTCGCAATATTATGAATCAAGGTCATTATGTATCTGAACTCCATCTTCGCAATAATCCAACCATTCGCAAAATATTCGCGGAAATTATCGTGGTACTAACACTGTCTAACCGCAAACACAGTTTTGAAATGATTCGTATTAATCGCGTTGAAGAGTTTGAAATCGAAACTATGAAAGACCGGCTTATAGCGCCTTCGACTAGTTTCGTGGAATCCCTATTTCGCAAAGAGGACCCAAAAGAATTTGTCATTCCAATCAATGAATTCGTATACAATATTTCGCAAGAAAAACACAATATGCTGAATGCATGTTATTGGTTGGAATGGATGATTGAATTCGACGCTTTATGCAGAAAACGGAAACAGCCATTGTTTTGCGAAAGACGCAAAGAATCGGAGAACGTTGAAAATAAATATCAACGCGACACTATTTGGATTGTATGGGAAGCATTAATCAATCACTCACATATAAATCCGTTTATTGAATCATTAATACAATCTATATTGGTTCTCTTTTCAATAAAATATACAACAGCTAGTTGCAAAAAAAACCGGTATTTGATTTATTTTGCCATTTCATTACTTACAGAACCAGTGCCTACAAATATTGAATTGATAACTGACAAACCGATGATTGAAATCGTTGTCAATAAAATAGACGAAGTTTATCAGCAAATCAAAGAGAACGAAGAAAGTCCTAATACACAATATCTCTTTGCAAATTTAGAAAAACAAGTGGATTTAGAAAAATCGATACGTAAAATAGAAATAATGAACTCTATGAATGTTTTACCTACAGTTCAAAATAAATAGTTGCCATTATATATCATTATATATCAAAATGGCATCTGTTATTGGGGAAGGCAGTTATGGATGCGTACATAAACCACAATTGGAATGTAATAAATCGAATAATCGCGAAAAAACGGGTAAAAAATACATTAGTAAATTCATGTTATCGAAAGAAGCAATGAGAGAACTTGCAGAATATACGACGATTGCCAAGATTGATAAACAAAATAAATTTTATCTAGGTAAACCTCTTAAATGTGCACCTAAAACATCAAATTTCAATATTAAATCAGTGAAAAAATGCGACATTTACAAGGAAAACAAATCTTTTTCAAATACCAAAAAGTTGAAATATAACAAGCGGGCGCGGCGGCGCACACAAAACATATTCAGTAAATATTCATTGTTGGTAATTCCCGATGGAGGTTCGGACATTTCCAAATTAATGGAATCAATAGAATCAATGCCAAAACAAAATAAAAACGATATATTGGAAAAATTTTGGAAACAATCTGTGCGTTTATTTGAAGGCGTTTTATTGTTCAAAAAACACGGTATTTTACACCATGATATAAAACCGCAAAATGTAGTGTTTGATACAAAAACGGATAAAATACGTTTCATCGATTTCGGATTAATGCGAAAAATAGAAGATGTAAAACGTTCATCGCGTAATAATGAAAATTATATTGCACAATATCCGTTTTGGACATATCCATTTGAATTCACGTATTTGAATAAACATCAGTATATGAAAATTGCCAAATTATCTATAAAAGAAAAGAGTGAATATTTTTATCATTATGTGAAAGAAAAGTTGAAAGATTCTTCTTCCAAAATATCGATTTCTTGCCGTATTTTATTTGATTATATTCTACGGAATCATAGTGAAAATGAAAGGGAAGAAATTGTCGAAAAATATTTGGACGATTTCATGAATTTTATCGTATATGAAATGACTCCTCGTAATTATGATGAATTTTTGCGTAAATCATTGGATACACTTGATTTATTCGGTGTTGGTATTACGCTACAATTCGTTCTTTGTTATTCTATGGACTATTTCAATAAGGAAACGTATCATGCATTAGAAGAATGTTTTTTCAATATGATGCGTCCTAGTTTGATGCATAGATACAGTGTAGAAGAAGCATTTTCAAATTTCAGCAAAATAATGGCGTCTTCTAGGGCGTCTTCTGTCACGTCTTCTGTCAGGTCATCGCCATCTTCATCGTATAAAAACATTATTGAAGATTTACCAATTTTGAAAAAATTAGACAAAAAAACTCGGAATGAATTGATGGTGGAACAAGAAGAATTATTATTATCTAGAACCAAACATTCTTGAAAAAATACTTCTTTTAGCTTTAGGTGCAGGTACTGGTGTAGTTGTAGATACTGATGTAGGTGTAGATACTAGTGCTGTAGGTATAGGAACTATCAATTCAAGTGCATCTTCAATTTTTTGTTGTCTTTCTGTATTTGTTATATCATGTAGTGATTCTTCTTCTTCTATTTCATCAGAGATTATTGATAATTGTGTTGCTTGATATGTAGTTTTATCTAAATAAATTTTACCGTAAATTTTGAATAGTTTTTTATTATCTTTATCTAATTCTGGTTTTTTCAATTTATATTGTCCTTCTATTTTATATTTTTCATCAAAAATTCCATTGTAACATTTTTCGATATTTTCCAAAATTGCGGTATCTGTTTTGCCATTTATATTGAATACATAAATATCATTATCATCATGTTCAAATATTAAATCTATTATTTTGAATGTTGGATGTTCTTTTAATAGAATATAATTTGTATCTTCAAATAATTCTTCTGTACAATAAACGTAATAAATGCTTTTAAAATTTATTGATTCTTTTGATGTTAATTGTGTATAATCATTTTTTTGACCTGTTGATGATGATGGTGATGCTGGTGATGATGGTTTTTTTTCTCCTTCTATTGTTGCAATTGAATCTACTGCTGTTATCAAATTTATATCATTTTTTTCATCTTTTATTAAGACTTGTGTTGTCGGTGATGATTGGATTTGTTTTTCTGCTTCTATAACTGCTACCACTGTTGTCGCTATTACGGCATTTATATCGTTGTCTGACATTATATTATATATAAGATAAATCATATATAAGATAAACCATTTGTCAGAATTTATGCAGAATGCAATGCCCAATTTATGCCACGCCCAATTTATGCAACGTCTAAATCATAGCACAATTCAATTGCACCAACATCAACTTCCAAATACTCTGGATCTCTATCAAAATTCGATATCCAGAAACAATAATGCGAATTTTTCAAAGAAAATCCAATACAAAATTCAATTGTTTTGGCATGAAAATAAAAGAATCGCGAATATTTCAAAGGTTTGAATGTGCCTTTTTCCAATAGTACCAACATATGAAAATAATGTCTTGGCCATTTTTCTTCGCTAAAGTGTGTTAGACAAATATAGCCATCGTCGCATTCTTGTATCGAGCCGTGTTGTATCGAGTCGCATTCTTGTAGACATGTTGACCCTCTTACCCCCTGCCAAAATGGCGTATTGTGCTCATATGTTTTCACAATACGTAACTGATCAGTATCATCTAAACGTCCTATTTCAAAAGGCATCCATCTATATATGAAATATTCGCCGTTGTCGTATAAACAAGGCGCTCTTGGTAAAGGAATCCAATTTTTCTCACAATATGTATCTGTCGGTGGATGCAATATTCGCATGTCTCTGCACAAAGCATTGTCTACATCATATATTCCTGTAATGATACGCGTTTTCAAATTAGGAATATGATTTTGATTTGAACAAATAAACCGAATATTTTGAGAACCACCAATTTGATAATCATGATCCAATTTATACAAACGAATGTCTTCAAGTCCGAACACACTGGCACCTTCATACTGCGGAAAATCTTCTTCTTCTTTCATTTCCCGCATGCATATTTCATTATTCATATTAACCATATTTTTTGTATACAAGTGCCTACAAGAATGTCGAATGTCATAAGCGCCATTATCCAAAATCGTATAATTCACAAACCGCGTATTTATAATTTCACGATTATTTGCCCTATCATGAAAATACGATGTCGATGTTGGTATATATTCGTCTATAGGCTGGTAAGCGCATCGTTTCGATAATTGAATCGGCAAACCTATGCAACAAAAATCGGCACTCAATTCCAATATGGTCGCATTGTGGTCTGCCTTGTACCACTGTGGCGCGAATTTTTTATTCAATTCTAACCATGACCAAAAATTCACTTCCCATGTGAGAACCTGGTATGTTGTCAAAAATTCTCGGAACAATGTTTCATATAAATTATGAAAATGCAAGATAGTGTTGGCAGTTCCTATGAAAAAGCCGCCGCAAAATCGCCAACACACTTCGTTCGGTATTGACCATTCATTCGTCCAATTGTAATCCCAGCACCCCGGTATCAATAAAAAATCTTCTTTTTGGAACTCGCGTTTTATCATTGTGTGCAATATTTCGGCGGGATACGTTTCATCTTCTTTGAATACATGAAAAATATTGAAATCTACCCAGGCAAAATGTGTCGAATTCAATGGGTTCTCTTCCACTGCATATTTC